CTCTTATAAATATTATAAAGTACCTTATTCACAACCATTACAATGGATGCAAGACTATGTAAGAGATCATTGGAGAGCAGAGTATGGTCATACATTAGTGTATAAAAATATGCATGGTAAAGTTTTAAGTCCTAAAGAACAATCTGTTTTGATGCATTCTGTAGATCCAGTTGACTTAAGAAACTCACCAGATTACACATTGATATATGTTGTTGATGTAGAACCTAATTCATGTGAATGTATTATTGAGTATGATGACAATAGAAGAAAAAATAGAACTTGGCATTTACCACTTAAAAATAATCATTTCATTATGTTTCCTACTACACAAAGGTTTATGATTACTGAAAATACATCTGATAAATTAAATACAATTTTGGTTATAAATTATGAATATATCTGATTATACTTTAATTATAGATAATTTTTTAAATAAAACTGAATGCGATAAGTTAATAGATTATTATCATAATAGTAAGAACAAGTCACGTGCAGAGGAATACCATGGTTATATTTCTTGTAATGTAGAAGACGATTTTAAAATAAGTAAAAAAATAAACCGTATTGCAAATTTATATACTAAAAAATTTCCAGAATCTTTTTATACTTTAGATAAGTGGGGTTTATTTGAGTTAAGAATAAAACATTTTAAACCGGGTTTTAATTTTACAAAATGGCATTCAGAACACGGAGTTTCTACTCCTTTTAGAATGTTGGCTATGCAAATATATTTATCCTCACATAAATGTGGAACAAAGTTTTTTAATAAAAAAACCATAAAATCAAAAAAGGGTAGATTAGCTGTTTGGCCTGCTTATTTTACTCACACACATAAAGGAGAAGTATGTCCCGAAAATTTAGATAGATTTATTTTTTCAGGATATTACAGTTTTTTTAAATGAATATATCTAATTATTATTGGTACTTTCAATCTGTCATACCACCACGAATTTGCGATATGATTGTGCAGTATGGTAAAGCAGAAAAGAAAAGAGAAATTATGGCCATTACAGGTGGTTTTGGTAGAGATAGAAATTTAGAAAAACAACCTCTTACTAAAGATGAAGTAAAAGATTTACAAAAAAAAAGAGATTCAAATATTGTTTGGATGAACGATCAATGGATATACAAAGAAATACATCCTTATGTACATATGGCAAATAAAAATGCTGGTTGGAATTTTGAATGGGATTGGTCAGAGGCTTGTCAATTTACTATATATAAAAAAGGACAATATTATGATTGGCATTGTGATAGTTGGGACAAACCCTACATAGAGGAAGGACCAACAAAAAGTAAAATTAGAAAATTATCTGTAACAGTTAGTTTAACTGATCCAAAAGAATACAAAGGAGGAGAGTTAGAGTTTGATTTGAGGAATGAAGATCCTGATAAAAAACCTAACATTAGAACATGTACAGAAATATTACCAAAAGGCTCTGTGGTTGTATTTCCCTCTTTTGTGTGGCATAGAGTCAAACCAGTAACGAAAGGAGTAAGGCATAGTTTAGTGATATGGAATCTAGGCTATCCTTTTAAATAATATGATACAAGGAGGAAGTGGTACACCACCAAAACCAAAAGGACATGTAGATTTTAAATCTGCATTTTATTTTCAAACACCAATATGGATAGCAGACGCACCTATGTTTTTGAAAAATACAATTAAAGTAACAGATAAATATATTAAGAAAGCAGAAAAAAATTTTAAAGATAAATTAAAAAATGAACCTAAATGGAGAAAAGATTTAGGTACATTTGGCTTTTCTAAACACAGCGAAAATATGTCTGGTGATACTAAACTAAAAGATTTAAGTCAGTTTATAGGACAACGATCTTATGAATTTTTAGATTGGCAAGGATTTGCTTTACAAAATCATAGCTTACACTTTACAGAATTTTGGGTTCAAGAGTTTAGTGAAAAAGGTGGTGGTCATCACGATACTCATGTGCATTGGAATCAACATGTGTCAGGATTTTATTTTTTAAAATGTTCTGAAAAAACATCTTATCCAATATTTCATGATCCAAGACCTGGTGCAGAGATGACGAAATTGTTTACAAAAAATCAAGAACAAATTACATTAGGAAGTAATCAGATACATTATAAACCAAAACCAGGGACAATGATTATCTTTCCAGGTTATGTTCCACACCAGTTTGCAGTAGATCCAGGTTTAGAACCGTTTAGATTTATACATTGGAATATTAAAGTTGTTGAAACAGCAATATCAAAAGAAAGGAGTCAAAAAGATGAGCTTCAAAAAAAATAAATATGTAGTTATTAAAGAAGCTGTACCAAAAGATATAGCAACATTTGTGTACAATTACTTTTTATTAAAAAGACAGGTTGCAAGAAGTTTGTTTGATGCAAGATACATATCTCAATTTACACATGAATGGGGAACATGGGCAGATGAACAAGTACCTAATACTTATTCTCATTATGCAGACATAGCTATGGAAACTTTATTAATGAGAACTTTACCTGTAATGGAGAAGAAAACAGGATTAAAATTATATCCAACTTATTCTTATGCAAGGATATATAAAACAGGTGATGTATTACATAGACACAAAGATAGATTTAGTTGTGAAATATCTACAACTTTAAACCTTGGAGGAGACCCTTGGCCTATACATTTAGAACCAAAGAAAAATGTTGGCATACCGGATGGTAAAAAATACACAGCAGTTAGTAATAACAAGGGTATTCTAGTTAACCTAAAACCAGGAGATATGCTAGTTTATAAAGGTATGGAGCTAGAACATTGGAGAGAAGAGTTTCAAGGAGATAACTGTGCTCAAGTTTTTCTACACTATAATGATCAAAAATCCAAAGATGCCGACAAAAATGTAAATGATGGAAGACCACATTTAGGACTTCCAAGTTGGTTCAAAAAGTAATATAATCCTTAAATGGAGGCAGTGACTCCACCACATACCTCACTGTCTCCTTTTAAGGATTTATATGAGTTTAGGATTTGACGCAATAGCAGCATTACCATTCGCTACATCGGGACCAGATAGTGATGTAATAGTATCAACTACGGGTAATGCATTAACTATCACGATTGGTAGTGTAGGTATTATTGCTGATTCTGTTGTTCAAGATCCAGATCCAAACCAAGTAACACTAGGTCTTGGAACTTTAACTATTTCTGGTGATTCTAATTTTACCGTTACAGGAAACGCTACATCGTTAGGTTTAGGCTCATTTACAGTGACAGCAGATGCTTCGGTCAGCCCTACTGGAAACGCGTTGACGTTGGCAACTGGAAATGTTACAATAACAGGGACTGCTTTAGTAAATCCTACAGGAAGTGGTTTAACATTAAATACTAACGAAGCAGGCGTTATTACATGGAATGAGATCGTACCTGGAGCAAATATGGTTTGGACTCCAATAGATCCAAGTTAAAATTATGGCATCAACATTTTCAACAGATTTAAAATTAGAATTAGTAGCCACAGGAGAAAAAGCAGGTCTCTGGGGCACTATTACAAATACCAATTTACAAATATTAGAACAAAGCGCTAGTGGTTATTTAGATTTAAGTATGGCTAGTGGTAGCGTAACTCTACTTTTATCTGATGGTGCATCTTCTAATGGTAAAAATTTTTATTTAAAACTATCAGGTAATTTATCTACTAACACAACTTTAACTATGCCTTCTGGTTCTGAAAGAGTTTGGGTAATTAGTGATGAAACTAATAGAACATCAGCTAAATATACTTTAAGTGTAACAACAGCTAGTGGTACAGCAGTGCCAGTTCCAAATGCTGCTACTCTTTTATGTGTATCTGATGGTACAAATACAGTTACAAGAATTATAGAAAAAGGATATTACACAATTGATTCATCATCAGTAACAGCATACACAGCTGTAGCAGGTGATCAAATTCTTGCTAACACTACAGCTAACCCAATCACAGTAACCCTACCAGCTTCACCAGCTACAGGTGATGAAGTTTCATTTTTAGACGCAAGAGGAACATTTGCTTCTAACAATTTAATCGTTGATAGAAATGGTCAACCAATTAATACAGGAACTTCTAATCTAACTCTAAATACAGCAGGTCAATCTTTTTCACTTGTTTACGTAGATTCGACAAGAGGTTGGGCTTATAAAACAAACACAGCATAGGAGCTAACAGATGGCTCTTCAACAAATTAAATTTGCGCCAGGA